CATTAAACATTTCTTTAACGGTACCATAAGTATTTATCGTTCCCCCCCACTAACAATAACCCAAGGTGTAATACTTCCCAAAAGTGCAGGACTATTACCAGCTGTACTGCCTAACCATCTTGATCCTGTTGAACTATGTAATATTATTTCTTCTGTATTTCTTTCTACATCTTGAACCTCTTTAGATATTCCCATCAGCTACCTCCCTTATGGTGCAACCTGTTCATCAATAACTTCTAGTTTAGACATAAGGCTAGATAATGCACCAGATAAAGCTGTACCTGTTGCACCTGCACCTGCAAGTACACCAACTGAGTCCACGTTTACAATAACTGTGCTATCTAAAACACCAACACTATCAACTGCTCCACCATTTGAGTCTGCACTTACTAAAATACCACTCTCAAGTAATCCTAGTGAGTCAGCTTGGTCTCCTACACTATCGGAACTAACTAAAATACCTGAATTTAAGAGTCCATTACTATCTGCCTTAACTATAATAGCACTATCCAATAAACCAATACTATCAATCAGAGCGTCATTTGCGGCTACTAATGCTCCTACAGAAGCAGTTTTAGTACCAACACTATCAACTAGTGCATCATTAGCTACTGCTACAGTTCCTACACTATCTACCTGAACCAATAATGCTGAGTCAAGTAAACCTACACTTGCAACATTAGCAGTAGCAGTAGAACTATAAGTACTACCAAGAACTGCCTGTGAAGTTGCCTGTGCTCCCACTGAGTCAATCAATACATCATTTGCTTCCACAGAAACACCAACACTATCTACTTGGTCTGGTACTCCTGACATATCACCAGCCACTGACTCAATAATTGTAGCTGAACTATCAATTATATCTGCTGTACTTTCAAGTATTACCGCTGTACTAGCTAAAGACTCAGCGGAACTTTCCATTACAACTGCTACACTATCAACTGTGGATAAACCATCACCAATACTATCTAACTTTCCTTTTAATGTGAATGCGATAATAAACACTTCCTTTCAAATTTTTAGGACTTTATTATAGTCCTATTTATATTCTCTTTCTATTAAATTACAGTGTTACATTGCTACATCGTTAAGGTGTTATAAAGGACTAGCCTTGGTGTGGCTTTAATTAAAACTTTACTGGTTCTTTAATACCCTGCTTCACCAATATTAAATCCAGTATTTTATTTTAACCGTCCTCTACTACTTTTATACACATATGTTAATAATCGTTAATCATTACCTGCCTTCATACAAGTTTTTTTAATCCTTGTCCATACAGTTTGGTGATGATTATATTTAGTCTTGAATAACCTAAATGTCATACCATTCTTCACATCGTTTTTCATTTCCTGTGTTATGGTTACTCTAGGGGTATTAATCAATCAAGCTACAAAAATAACCTCAAACGCCCTTATTACGCTACTTTATGAATATACACTCCATCTAGCTTGTTATCTGGAATGAATAGGTCATGGTATAATCTTGAAGCAAATACCCAACCGTCAGCATCAGTATTGTATTTAGGGTCAACAAGTTTTGGCTCCATGTGTCTTATAACTGCTATAACATCAGTTAAAGGAACAATCATGAAATTCAGAGCATCACCTGTAGCTGTAAACCCACCTGCACCAGCCGCATTGAAAGTGTAAGCTGAATTAAATCTAGCCGATGGTACTCTAATCATAGGAAGGTCGTCAAGCATTGTTATCTTCCTGTTAATTTTCGTAACCATATTGTCATGTGTAATTCTAGTAGAGAAGTATTCACCTGAATTTTTCAATAGATTGTTTACTCCGTTTGATACAAACAGAACTCTATTTTCCTGTCCTACTTCTGCATTATCTAAAGTTTCAATACCTGTATCAATAGCAGCAACAACATTATCAACTGTTAAATCAGCCGCAACATCAGCACCACATAGAGTGAACATTTTAGAAAATCTATAAGCATCAATCTCAGGTATAATATTAACCCTCATCATTTCAGCCATAAGTCTTCCAACCTGTAATTTTGCTTCTTTAGCATCCATTGTATCAAGAAGGAATTTTCTACCTCTATCCTGACCAAATGTATGTGTCTCCCAAGTTATATCTGCATTACCAGCTAGGTAACCAGTATCTCTTGCATAAGTTCCTAGTCCCTGAATTGATAACTTCTGCAATAGAATTTCCTGTGCATTTTCAGAATTAAACTTGTAAGAACTTTCAGCCGCTTCTAATATTGCTGTTGAAGCACCCAATTTGTAAACTTGGTCTAACTTCTCTTTATAAGCCTTTGCGTATGCAATTGTGTTTGCTATAATAACACACTTCCCTTCAAATTTTTATTCACTACATATCTTTCAACAATGCTGTCCAATCTTCTTCATCTTCGTTATTGTTCTTATCCGATTTATCAGATTGTTTAGTACTGTTATTGGTTTTTGTTACTACAAACAAATCACTGTAATCTGTCTTTAGTTTCTCAGCCATTTTATCAAGTCCTAACAACTTATCATTGTCTATTGATAAAGAGTCTAAATCAACTTCTTTCATTAACAGACTAGTATGCTTTGCTCCTGACTCTCTCAAATACTGTTCAACTAAAAACTTCTTAGATGTATTTACAATTTCCTTGTCTTTAGCAGCAATGTCAACTTGGTGTTTGGTAATCAAATCATCATATTTAGTTTTGAATTCCTCACTACCTTTTAACATAACCTTAGTTTCTTCCAACTGTTTTTCATGAGCTAAAACTTTATCCTCAGTTGCTTTCAACTTACCGCTAACTTCATTAAGTCTGGCTCTTGGTATATACGCACCATCATTAACTAAATCGAATTCCTCTGGCTTTAGACCTAATGCTAAAATGCTTTTATATAACTCTTCGCCAACTTTTAATTTAAATTTCTCTGACAATGTAAATTCCACCTTTCCATTTTTGACAGGTTGTGTCCTGCTGAATTGATTAACACATTTTTTTACATGGTTTCGTCCCATGAGGAGTATAGTAAATTTTTAACGAAAGTACTATATGAAAATATTATACCATATACTACTTGTTTTTGTATATTGTTTCACTCCTACCTCTTTTTTAATTGCTCTGCTTTTACTCTTTCTTCTTCTTCGGCTTTCAATCTTTCCTCTTCCCTCTTAACTTTCTCCTCTGGTGTCTCATTATTAACAGTTGTTAATAGTTTCTTTTCTTCTGCTTTAACAATTGTTAATTCTTTCTCTTTTATTTCCTTATCCTTTACTCCTTTCTCTTTCGCTATTCGTTTCAACTCTTCCTTAACATTTTTGACGAAAGGATGGTTTTCAAGTACTGTTTCAACTGAAAGTAAACCTGTAGATTTTATACAGTTATCTATTGCTTCTACTTCATTGAAAATCATTGACCTGTTAAAAGTAATATCCTTCTCCTCATTACTTCTATAAAAAGCATTTAAACAATCAACAAACTTTTCATAGAATAATCTTAACTGCTTCTCAGTACCATTAACTTTCATGTCTAAAGAAGAGTACCTACTTTTAATGACAACGTTCGTTATATTAGACTCACCTGCCATTCTATCTGGGTCTAATCCCTGACCTATTTTAAATATGTTTTCCTTTAACAAATCAAGCATAGTTCTTCTAGCTTCCACAGGAATTTCAATAGACATATATTCCATGTCTGCACCATCTGAACCACCCGAAGGAAGTCCTACCATCTTATACTTCTGCATATTCTTTCTGATTGTTTCAAGTTCTTCTGTATCCCCCGAAAAACCTTTCAGTTTAACAATTGCTTCTTGGAAAAGATTAATGTTATCAACGAAGCCTGAGTTTATAGATGTGTACATATCAATTAATTCCTGAATACCGTCAAGGTCTGACTTCTTCTGTTTGTTATTAAACATAGGTATAAAGGGTATGAAAGGTAAGTTCTTTCCCTCTACGTTTACACTCTCCCCATTATAAAAAGTCTCTTCTTGATAGTGTGATAACACTTCTCCACCCTTTAACTTATCCTTAACAATATACTCTACCTTAACACCTGTTAATGCCCATGTCTCAACTCTATATGTTTCTTTATCCTCTAAAAAGTACCTTATTACCGCAACAATATTCTTCTTGTACTTGTCATACACAGGAATTATTTCCCTATCGTTAACTAAAATCCAATCAAGAACACCATTCTCTACATACAGGTGAAGCCATGCAGTAGTATCTAAACTAGCAGTCAATAATACATCTTCCAGCATATCAACAATCACTGCACCTGTTACCTTTTCAGTTTCAATTTTAAGTTCTGGCTGTTTAGCCAAAAGGTAGTTGATTTTCTGCTGAACTAACATCTTAAAGTAATTAGTGTAGAGGTAGCAGGAGTCATTTGTTTTAACTGTGTTAATCTTTCCATTAGAGTAAGTATTAATTTCTGACTCACCCTTCTCTGGCTGGTAATTAAAATAAGAACGTGCAACATATTTACCTTGCTTCTTATGAATGTCTGCTTCTAATACTTTTAATAGTTCACTCATTTATCTCAATCTCCTTCCCCATTTTTATTCTACCTGTTGAATATGTGTTCCTTATCAGGATAGATATAAATATTATCATTTTCAATATGCATATTTATATTTGACCAGCCCTTCTTATGCAAATCTTCTTTAAATGTTATCATCTTGTTAAGTGGTTCATCCTTTAATCTTTTAAATAAATCATTAACTGTCATTACCTCTTCACCCCGAATTTAATCTTACTATCCAGTGTATATCTCTCCAAACTATAGCGTACAGCCGCCGAACCATCTGGTTCGTCAGGAAAGTCAAATACTATATTCCCAAACTTATCTTTCTTGTACTCATAGGTCTCTAAATCACTAGCTATGTTTGGGCATCTTCTTTTATCCACAATTATTCTTGCCCTATCTGATAACCACTTGATACCATGTGCCTTACTATCTTTGCCCTTTTTAGCTTTGCCTACATTTAGTTTGTATAATATCATTTCGTTAATTGTTCTTGGGTCTTCACTATCTGCTGTAATATATCTTCCTGCTGCTTTTTCTTTTATCTTGCTAGCAAGTAAATAATTAGAAGCACCATACAGATAAACTTCATCTATAATGTACACCCAATCATTAGCTTTATCATAATAACACTCTACATAACAACTCGCATGGCTATACCCAAAGTCAAGTCCTCTGTCAATCTTATCCATTTTAGCTATCTCTTCACTGGTTATAGGTCTTATCTCAAGTACACCATTTGGGTTATCTATTGTTCTTAAAGGATAAATTTCTAATCCCTCACCTATCTCTTCACCCATGTACATATGATTATATTTTCTTGGATTTATAATCTTCAATGCTTCTGCTTCTTGAATAAATATATCTCCTAACCATTCTCTAGGTGCATCTAAATAAGATGAGTGATGAACAAACCTATCTCTCCTCTCAAGTGTTGACTCTTTATTTACCCAATTCAGCCTACTTGCAGGTGGATTGTACATATAAAAAGCTTTGGCTTCATTTGTACCCCTGAATAAAGATTGCAATATACTTAACACTTCATCCATACCGTTAAACTCTGTCAACTCTTCAAACACAACATACTTGCAATAACCCTTTTTAAACTTTATACTCTTAATCTTTTCATAGTCTCTTTGATTTGCACACCCTCTAAAAAGTATGGATGAACCTTTGAACCATATCTTCATTGGACTTGTAGTAGAGTCCCAATACTGACCTAACCCTAGAATATCAATTGCCCATAAGAAGTTTTCAAATATAGAGTCTTTTATAGTATCTTTAATCTTTCGCATAGCAACACAATGAGTAGTCCTACCCTCAAGTGCATCCCTTGTCATACTGTAAATTACGTAAATGAAAACAAAAGAAGATTTTAAAGAACCACGCCCGCCTTTTAAAAGATAGTGAATATGTTTCTTATCCTCCAAGTCCCAAAACATTTTATAGTACGCAGAACCTATACAGTTTTTTAAATCCACCTCTACATCTGACATATATCTACCCTTCTCTTGGTATCGTATTGTTAATTATTATGGTGGATTCTTTATCCTTATACCCATCCATCAACTTATAAATCTTTGCCATTACTTCCGCGGCTCTTATTCTATCTCTGGCTTTTAAAGGTAGCTCTCTTTCAACAAGTGTATCTTCATACGCTCCTTTTGCACCAGACCTTAGTACTATGAACTGTTTCTCACTCTCTGTTCCATAAATACACCCTGATAAGTACTCTAAAATATCATCCTGTTTAACAATAAGACCTTCCTGCTTATGTTTAAGTCTATCACCTATATACTCCTTTATTTCTTTATCCTGCATAAGCTTACAAGCTTTAACCCTCACCCCCTCAGGTTTCTTAGACTCATACCCTGCTAACTTAGCCGCTTCTGTTGCATTTAGGGACACTAAGTAGTAGTCACAAAACAATGTTTTTTGCACTGTTAACATTGTATTCACCTCCTTGTATCTTATTGTACTACAATATACAGGATAATAAAAACAGTTATAGTTTTAACCATCCTGTATATACACAATTGTTAAGTATTAATCTTACGTCCAAGTACAATCTATGGAACTTCTTCCAGTTATTATCTCCCCATTAAGAGTTCCTGAAAACTCATAAACTATTGAAGTGTAATCTAAAGGTAATAAATAGTCATACTCATAAATACCTGTACTTACCCTTTGTATAGTACTTATACTTATAGTCTCTCCTATTTGTTCCTTTAGTTTGTTATAAATCTTCAAAGTAATACTCGTTGGGTCAGCATATTCTTCATCAAATGTTTTAAACTCTGCTTTTAACCTTACTGTATTATAATTTACTGCCATATCATCTCACCTCACAATTCTTGCGAATAAAAATAG